AATATAAAGGAATGATGGAAGAATTAAACAGAGCTATTTCTACTACAACTTATGACAATATAAGACCTACTTTATGGTCTATAAGAGAAGCTTTAGAAAATGATCTTAACTCATTTGGTGCAAACATCACAAAAGAAACATTTTTAAAAGATGATACGGTTAAGGCTGCTTATGAAACATTAAAAAAAACAAACCCTGCTGCAGCAGAAGCAGACATGGCATTAAAAATAAAAGCATCTGAAGGATTAAGAGATAAGTTATATGGTGCAAATGACACTTTTTCTACATTAATGAACTTTTATCAGAATGCCCAGGGTACCAAAATATTTAGAGATTATAGTGCGACTACGTTTACTAATAAAGCTTTGGCTGGAATTGGTTCAATGGAAAAGAAAAAATCTCAAAAGTTTTTTAATGATTTAGCAAACGATGTATTTACAAGTGGCACTCCAAAAGGAATAACTCAATTTAGACAATTATTAGGTGCTGATAAAATAGTATCTAAAAAGACTGGTAAAGCAATAGGTGTTACTAAAGGTGGTGGAGAAGCATTATACAATGCAGCAAAAGCAAGATGGATGTTTAACTCATTTATAAAAAGTTTTGATTCAGCATCATCTCGTCCAGGTAGATCGATGATTGATGAAATTACTAATGATGCTAGTGTTAGAGCAGGTATTAATGGAACTGTTGATGTTATGGAATCTATGGTTCAAAAAGGTGATGTTGTAGATTTTAGTTTAGATAAAGTAAAAGCTGGAACTAATATATTTGATGCAACTAAAATTAGATTTAGCCCAAAAGATACTTCTCAATTTAATATAAATAAATTTATGAGAAATTTAGGAATCAGTGATGTAGTTGATGATGTAGGGCAAGATAAAATGACAGCTATTTTAGGTGGTAAAGCACAATCAAAAGAATTTGAAAAATTTTTAACTTATATGAAAGCAATATCCGATACCCCTATAGCTGATACTTCTACTTTTATGCAAAGAAGATTACAATTAGGTGGACTTAATTCATTTACAGGAGCTCTAGTTTTGGGAGGTTCTGCAGCTGTTAACCCATTTGCACCAGCATTATTTATATTACTTGGTAGACGTGCAGGTCAAATACTTACAGATCCAATAGCTATGAGAGCTTTTAATGATGCATTAAACCCTGATGAACAAATTAGATTATTAATGGGTAAAAAAGTTGGTAATGGTGTACCAGGAGTTCTTGGTATTGGAAGAAGATATTTTAAAGGTAGAGATATACAAACAGCAGCTAACGTTTTACAATCACCAGGAGTGATTGGTAGACTTGGCCTTACACAAAAAAGAGAAGCGTTTGCAAGACTTATGAATTACTTAAATGAAGGAGACTCAGATGTTCCGAGAGTAGATCCAAAAACTGTAACACCAGAAGAAATTACTGAAAGAATGGGACAGCTAGAAACAAAAGTTCCAGCACCTATTTATGATGAAAACACTATTCCTAAAAATAATTTTGAAGTAATGTTTGCACAAGACTACTCAGGTACTTCAGGTAATTTACAAACAGATACTAATGCTGTTGAAATGTTATCTACAGCTACACAGAAAGAAGCTATGGTCGATGCTGAAGAGGCACCAATTGAAGAGGAAGAAAAAACATCTATTATGGCTGACTTACAACTTGAAGACCCTGTATTGAACGCACCTATAGCACCAGTACCACCGGCTACCGGACAAGTAGATGCTGGTCAATTTCAAGCACTGTTTCCTAACGATCCAACAGGAGCTGCGATAGCACAAAGAGGAGTTAGACGTGGCTAGAAAATCTGCATTAGATAGAATAGATAATCACGAAAAAATTTGTAGATTAATGCAAAGACAGACTTTTGAAAGAATTGATAGAATGGAACAAAGAATAAATAGAATAGAAAAAATTATTGTAGCAGGTATGTTTGCTATATTTATGGCTGTACTTTCTAATCATTTGTAGTATTAACTACCTATGAAGTTAGTAAAGAAGTATCCTTACAAACATTACAACAGATTCTCAGATACCACTGGACGTAAATACTTAGTAGATAATATAAAAGTTCCAAGTGTTACAAATATATTAGGAGCAACTAAAGACAAACGTTTTTTAGATAATTGGAGACGTAAAGTAGGAAATGCAGAGGCAGATAGAATTATGCAACAAGCATCAGCTATTGGAACTGAAATGCACCAGGTGCTTGAATATCATTTAACAGGTCAAGGTTATTACAATGCTATGGAGGAAGGTAGTAAACCAAGAATGATGGCTAAAACTATTTTAAATAATATAAAAATAGATGAGGTATGGGGTAATGAAATAAGTTTAGAATATGAAAATAAATTTGCAGGTACAGCAGATCTATCATGTGTTGCTTATGGAAAACCGAGCATAGTGGATTGGAAACAATCTAACAGACCTAAAAAAGAAGAGTGGGTTGAAGATTATAAATATCAACTAGGAGCTTATTATTTAGCACATACTAAAAATTACGGGCCAATAGAACAAGGGGTAATATCAATTTGCACTAGAGATCTTATGTATCAAGAATTCCGATTAAATGAGTCGGATTTAAAAGAATATGGAGATAAGTTTTTAGAAAGAGTAGAGCAGTTTAATAAACTTACAGCAACCAACTCTTAAGATCTTCTTCACCTAAAGTTTTAGCAGCAATTTGTCCTTTACTGGTTAAAGACTTCATGATAGCTTCATCTAATGTACCTCTTGCTACAATATCAATATAAACAACAGTACCTTTTTGGCCCATTCTATGAGCACGGTCTTCTGATTGCATACGCACTTCTAAGTTATAGCTGTTACTATAATAGATGACAGTATTGCAAGCAGTAAGAGTGAGACCAAAACCCCCGGTAGTAGGATTACCAACCAAAAAACGACATTTGTTATCTTTTTGTATACGTTCAACAGCAGTTTTTCTATCTTCAACACTAACTTCTCCGAAGATAGAGACCACCGAATCATGGCCATATCTTGTTTCAAGAAAATGTTTAATTTCATGTATGTTCCAAAGATAATTAGCCCAAATTATAATTTTACCATCTGTTTCTTCAATAATCTCCTGCAAAGCTTTTAATTTATAATCATGTAATGCAAGCATCTTTCCATCATCATCTTTAGTAAATCCATTACATACCTGGTGCAGTTTTATTATTTCAGTTAATTTATTAGAAAACGATATTGTACTATCTTCAACAATTGCTAGAGCATGATGTTTGAGTCTTTCATATATTTTTTTACCTTCACCATCTAATTCAATATATCTTTTAGATCTAACCTTTGGTTTTAAATCTAAACATTGGTCTTTACGTATTCTAGTTGCAAATGTTTTCATTTTTTCCTCTAATTCATCAAGTCTTTTGTAGTATTTTGGTATAGAAATGTATCTTCCTGAACCAACTGGGATATCAGTCATCTCAGCATATCTATTTCTAAAAGCCAAATAACTGTTAAAACCTAATAATTCTGGACTTAAGAACTGACATTGTGTAAATAAATCTAATGGAGATTTTGTTATTGGGGATCCTGTTAATATACGCTTTATATGGGATACTTTTCCTAGTGCTAAAATGTTTTTTGTTCGTTTTGCTGATCGGTTTTTTATTGTGGTTGATTCATCCAATGTTACAAAATTTAATTTATTTTTAGTTAGGTATTGTGCGCAGGCTTGAAAACCTCTTTTTGTTGATAATGCCTCAACGTTTATTAAAAATATTTTAAGATCTTTTGATTCTTCTAATTTGAAATAATCCTTAGGTTTATCAATGTTCCATTTAAATATTTTATATTTTAATACATCTGGTAAGTGTATTTCAATTTCAGATTCCCAATTTGTATACACAGATTTAGGAGCAATTATTAATACAGTTGTAATTTTTCTTTGAAAATAAAGATAAGCAATATTATCTATTGTTACTTTAGTTTTACCTGTTCCCATTTCCATAAAATAGGCCCAGTTATTTTTTTCAGCCGATTCGTTTAATGCATTCCGTTGATGCTCGTACGGCTTGGTCTTATAGGGGTATTTCCACATCTTGAAAACTTTTTATATTTTTTTCTTGCAAAGATCAAATGAATAATTTAAGACCCCAACAGGAGGAAAATATGGAAAAGTTAGATATAGAAGCAATGTCTAATATAGACATTAGCCAAGATAACATTAAATCTATTTCAGATAAATGTAACGACTATAACAAGTTAAAAAAAACCATAGAACAAGAAGAAGAAAAATTATCTCTTTTAAAAAATAAAGCTAGAGATTTAGAAGAGAGAATAATTCCAGAGATGATGCAGGAAGCAGGTGTATCTTTGTTGAAGTTAAGTGATGGTTCTACTGTAGAAGTAAAACCATTTTATGCAGCAAAAATTCCTGAGTCACGTGTTGAGGAAGCCTTTGGTTGGTTAAGGGGTAAGGGGTTCGAAGATATTATTAAGAACACTGTTACCGCTTCATTCAACAGAGGACAAGACAACCAAGTCTCTGAATTGATAAAAGTCTGTGAGGATCATGGATTCAACTATAATAAAAAAGAAAAAGTTGAACCCATGACTTTGAAGGCCTTTGTTAAAGAACAAGTTGAAGGTGGTAAAGAACTACCTTTTGATTTGTTCGGTGTGTACATCGCAAATAAAACGAAAATAACAAATAAATAATAGGTAATAATATGAAAATAAAAGACGAACAATCGAACGAAGTATCGGTTAAAAAAGAAGCAGGTGTAATTGCAAATGTTGATATCGAATCATTTGCAGATGAGGGATTTGATAATGTTGATTCTAAAAGTTTAGCATTACCATTTCTTAAAGTTTTAGGACAATTATCTCCACAAGTAACTCAAGGAGATAGTCAATTTAATCCTGATGCTAGACCTGGAATGATTTATAATACAGTTACTGATGAATTATATGATGGAGCTGGAGGTATAACGGTTATACCTTGTTATTATAAATTAGAATATATTGAATGGAGAGATAGAGAAAAAGGTTCTGTTGCTCCTGTCAATGTATATTCTTCTGGCTCAGACATCATGACTAAAACTACAAGAGGTGATGATGGTAAGGATAGGTTAGAGAATGGTAACTATATTGAAGAAACTGCTTCACATTATGTTACAGTAGTCGAACCAGAAAAATCATCTACGGCTATGATCACTATGAAGTCCACACAGAGAAAAAAATCTAAAAAGTGGAATTCAATGATGATGTCCTTAAGGCAAAAAAGGAAAGATGGTAAAGGGTTTTTTAGACCTGCACCATTTACTCAACAATACTCACTTAAAACTGTTTTAGAAAAAAACAATTTAGGTTCTTGGTATGGTTGGGAAATAGAACACTTAGGTACTGTGGGGAGTGAAGACATAATAAAAGCAGCGTACGAATTTTACGAATCTTGTAAAAAAGGGGCTGTAAGAGTTAATCACGGTAAAGAGGAACAAGTAGAAAAAACACCATTCTAGTATGGACATACTTGACAACACCCTGGAGGAGTTTGTAGAACTCTTCCAGGGGTCTACTACATATTTTGGCGCTTCAAAACCATTAGGACAAACAAGAGGTCGTGATGGTAAGCAAGAATTCAAACATTGGGTCGAACCAAAACCAATGACCAGAGAAAACTGGTTAGAACATTTAAAAGGAGAAACATATTATGGAAGTGTCCCTATCAGAGATGATAATACATGTAGTTGGGGGGTCATCGATGTTGATCGCTACAATATACAACATAAGGAAGTTATATCGGTTATACGGAAAAGGAAGTACCCGCTCATCCCATTCAGATCAAAATCCAACGGACTCCATTTAATTTTATTTATTGATGGTGTAGTTGCTGCATCAACAATGAGAAAAAAATTAATTGAGTTAGCCTCGGATCTAGGTGTAAACGATTCGACTACAGATATTTACCCTGCGCAGGATGAAGTTGATTTGACACCTGAAGATTGGGATAAAAAAAGAAAAGGTAATTTTGTAAACTTACCATATCAAAAAGCACATATGACTACCAGAGTTTGTATGGATAATGATGGTAACTCAATTAAATTAGAAAATTTATATAAATTTATTTGTGATTACAGATTAACTCCAGCAGAATTTAAAAAATTAAAAATATTTCAAGATGACGAAACTAAAGATTATCCTCCCTGTGTTGTAAACTTTATGAAAAATAAAGTACAAAAAGGTGAGGGTCGAAACGATGCTATGTTTAACGTAGCAGTATTAGCAAAAAAAATAAATCCAGACCCAGTTATGTATGAAGATTGGACTAGAACTTTAATGACTAAAGTTTGTTCAGAACCTTTACATCCACAAGAGTTAAACAATATTTTTAAGGGTGTTGAAAATAAAGAATATGCATATAAATGTAAGACTTCAATTGCAAGAATGCATTGTTCGTCAAGCACGTGTCTTAGACGTAAACATGGAATCGGTAACAATGAAGCTTTACCTGAGGTTGGAAAACTTTTAAAAGTAAACTCTTATCCAGAACCTTATTGGATTTTACCTATTCAAGGTAAATCAATTAGACTTAGTACTAAACAATTATACCAACAGCAGTTGTTAGGGGAGCAGTTACTTAACTATGATATTGTTTGGAGAACATTAAAACCATCTAAAAGAGATCCAGATCCTTACAGAGATTGGCTAGATGAATTAATTACTAATAAACAAGATATGGAAGGATTTAACGCAGGAGAAGAACAAGAAGATGTATTTAACTCTAGAATGACAAAATTTATTGAAGATGTAGAGGACACTACAGAATTTGATCAAATTGATTCTGGTAATATATGGAAAGATGAGAGTGAAATGAGATTTAAATTAGAGACGTTTAGATCTTTTATGAAAAAAATGGGGTACAATTGGAATGAAAAAGAATGTACTAGATTTTTAGAACAAGGTAAGGCACTTCCTAAAGCTAAGTTTAAGGCGATTCAAACTAGACATTGGGTTGTAAAACTACCAAAACAAATGGAACACAAAAATAAAGAT